CTTGCCAACCTTGTAAACTGATTGTGCTTTTGATTAATATAGGAGTATAATCGTGACATTGCTCAACTATTTCATATACTGCACTCATGTCACATGAACCATCTTCAGACTCAGGAGTAGGAACACAAATTACCACTGCACTTGTATTTTGTAAATCTGCTACTTTACCTTGGGGTGGATCGTGTATTATAATTTCTCTACGGTGATTTTTGAAAAGTAGTTCATAGGCTTTACCTACAAATCCATGTCCTGCAATTATCATTCTGCTATTTTAGCCTCTTGTAAATATTGAAGTCTTTCAAATGTATCTTTCCAGTCTTTGACATTGAAACATCTGTTATTATTAAGTTTGGCTGCAAGTGGCCAATCGTTCCCGCCTTGTTCGCATTTATCTCCAAAAAAGTAAATTTTTTCATATGGCTTATCAAAATCTTCTAAAATTTGACTTTTGTCACCACCTTTACGATAAATGTCAATGCCAGTTTCGCCACCTATTGTAGCAGTAATATTAGGAAACTCTAAATTGATTTGATAAGCAATCGTTTCACGTTCTCTATTTTCTAAGTCATGCTTAATATATAATTTACGTTCACCTAATGTGCAATTACGACCAACGATACTAAAGTTAATAGTACCCATACGTTCTTCAATATGATTACCAGTACGTAGTGGAAAACTACTGGTCTGTAACCAACCATGCATTAAATCATAAAGTTCTTTAGGTGCTTCAAATTTTTTAGAATTAACTCTTTTGCCTTTGAAGTAAACATCATTGCCTGAACAATTATAAACAGTCACAACTGATTCACAAATATCTTCTCCTAATTGTTCTACAGTTTTAGAATAATCGCTTCCAGTTACTAACCATACTTGATTATCTTTAATAAACTGATAGAAAAAGTCTCTAAAATCTTTATTGATAGTTTGTCTACTTGGAGTTAATGTTCCGTCCACATCAAAAATAAATTTATTCATTTACACATACTGCCTTTTCGCCTTCTGTGAATATTGTTTCTAACACTGTTCTGTTTATTTCACATTGTTGGTTAGTTGTATAGGTATTGAACTTTGTTGCTTTATATTCATCAAATTCTGCAACAAAACTAATAATAAACAGTGTCCACATTATACTTCGCATACCCTTCTTCTTAGATCACTAGTACTAAATCTATGATCACGTTTGTTAAAATACAAATCGATTTCACGCTTACGGCAAATATCCTTGCCAGTAAAGTCTTTGTCTCTGTATTCTTCTCCTAGTATTCTAACATCTATATGATACATTGTCAATATATCTTCTAGGTCTTTTTCGGTTCCATATGGAATAATTTCATCTACATAGCCTACTGCTTTAAGTTGTGTATAACGTTCAACTATTGTTTGCACAGGTGCATTCTTTTCTTTTCTATCTACACTTGGATCCATTTGTAATGCACAAATAAGATAATCACACTGTTCTTTTGCTTCACGTAACATTTGTACGTGTCCTGCGTGTAGTAAATCAAATGTTGAACAAGTAAATCCTACTTTCAAAAGTCTATCTCCCTGCCTTTGTTCTCCCAAGTTCCAAAACGTGTAGGCTCTGCACCTTTTGGTCCGCCATATTCTTTTTCTAAACGTGCAAATTTTGTATCACAGTAATTACAAACAACATAATGCCCGTCATGTGGTATTCTCAAATATACCTTTGGATGATCATTGTTTTCACCACTGCAACTTACACTGTCTCCATCTATATAAACAATACGTTCTTGATATCCTTCAACTCTGTCCATATTAATTCCATTCAAATAAGTTATTAAAAGTAGTATTTTGTTTTGTACTTTCTAAATCATAATCTAAAACACCAATTAGGTTACCTAGTTTGTTATCAATAATTACTTCTTCCATTGCATCGCCGTCAAATGGCAACTCTTTGAACCAATCTGGCAAACGTAATTGATCTGTTGGATATGCAACACTGGTATAGCCTAATGGATTTTGTTTTAGTTTGCAAACAATAACCTTCATACCATCTACAATCTCTTGCGAGTACTTGTCACCATTCATACGCTTGAGTGTATTCCAGTTAATACTAGCTCGCACATGTCCGGGCATGTTTGCTTTGCCTTGCTTTTCTTCAAGACGTTGATAGTGTCCAATCTTGTTTGCACGTTTAGGCGAACCTTTTTCAAAACCTGGACGTTCTTTGAATTCACGTCTAAAGTCTGTGATTGATTCTAATAGTTCTTTTTCATCTTTTAGATCCAATACCATGTCTAATAAACTTTTCAAATAGTCCTGCATAAACACCGGAGTGTCCGAGCGTTTCAAGTCCAGACCCATAGCTTTAACTTTGCCTAATGCACCATCTTTGTCTTTTCTATCACCTTCCAAGTCATACACTCTAACTGCATAACGTTTCTTTGTAATATACAAGCCTGTATCAGCAACAACTTCTCTACCAGCAGCAATAACATCTGACCTAGTTTTTGGGCAATGAAATGCTTTTGCCATAAAATCTGGAAATGTTGTATTTGCTTGCTCACACAATTGATCATACAATTTAATTACGTTGTCTTTGCCCCAAGGCACATTTCCTGCATTTATATCATCTTGCAAAACAGGATACGCACTAAAATAAACAGAGTCTGTATCACCATATATAATTGCTTTACCTACATGATCATATTCACCTGTAATAATTTTGTTAACTTCTGCACTCATATGCTTTGCAATTTGTCTACCAGTAAGTGTAGTTGATTGTCCGATACGTTTATCAAAGAATCTACAACCTGGATTCAAAATAGCACCATACAAACTATTCAAGTTAATCTTTTTAACAAGTTGCCTTTTATCCCAAAACGCTATTTCTGTTTCGTTACCTGCTGCAATAGCTTTGCGCATTTTTGCCTGTAGTTCTTTACGTTCTGCATACCAACGTTTCAACAAACCAGGAACAACACCTTCTTTTTCATATGTAAAAACAGTGCCGTTAGCACTAAGCATCCAAGGTTGTTGACTATCAAAAATTAATTTGTATATTTCTGCACCACTAAGTGTATGGCTTGTACCATCTTCTAAGTCTAATGTTAATGCAACATCTTTACGCTGTTCCATTACTGCTTCATATTCTAATGTACCAAAGCGTCCTTCCCAAGCAGCCGCAAAACTCTTCTTTTCAAGTGTTGTAGCGTTATGCAACATTTCATCAGTCAACTCGGGACGTATTTGTCCTACAATAGTTTCTGGAGCCATGTTCATAGCTCTAATAACACTTGGATACAGACTGTTCAAGTCCATACTGCCAATCCATTTGTGAACACCTTTTTTAGGGTATGCAACATATGCACCTGCTGCCGCTGTGCCACCTTCATGTTCTTTTCTATTTGGAGCAACCATACCACGATTGTGTGTTTCGTTGATAATAGCTTGTTCTGTAACAGCAACAGCACCCATTGTTGTTTGCAGTAGCACAGTATTGTCATGTGCAATTTCATTTGCAAGATCAATAAAACGCAATTTCTTATCTAGTTTATCAAGTAGTGCAACGTCTTGTCTGTTGTATTCAATAAACTTGCGGAAGTCGTTGTTGTAAAGTTGATCCAATGTACCTTCATACACAGTCTTGTTTTCACCAACTTCCATTTCACCAATAGCGTCTAGTCTATATGTGTGACGTTCTTCATATGTATACTTTCGATACAGTTCAAGATAATCCATATGCACACGACCGATAGTATCAAACGTTTCAGCAGTTTTACCAAACTTCTCAAATTCTCTGCGTTTGGGCAATTGACGCCATAAACAAAAACGTCTTGTGTCATCTTTGCTCAATACACGTGAAACACGATTTACAGTATACGGAATATCATAACCTTCACTGTTCCAGCCTGATAAGATGTCAGCATCCTCAATAACATCAAGAAATGCTTGTAACATATCACCTTCATCGTTGTACAAGTATGTGTTATCAAATTCCGCAACTTCTGCTTTTGCTTGTTCCATTGTTAATGTCTTTGGCGGCAGTGCAAAAGTAATTAGTGCATCTAGCCATTGCAAATGCACAGTAATAGCAGTAATTGGCATAAAAGGATCACTAGGATCAGCAAAGCCACGTTCTGGATCAAAATCTGTCTCAATGTCGAAAAACGCAACATTGAGTTTTGGAGCGTCTTGATTTAGATAATGTTCACTCAAACATTGGAATATTGGATTTACATCAGACTCAAACATTTTCTTGCCTTTGTTGATAGCAAGTTCTTTGCGGAAGTCTTTTGTATTTTTACAAACAACTCTAGTTAGTGGATCGTCATAAATGCTTTTGTATTTTCCACGCGGATCCTCATAGTAAAATGTGTACTTTGCTTGATATTCTTGATAATGGCGTTTGCCATCACGGCGTTCAACTGCACGTATGATATCTGCATCTCTGTCAAAAAATGCGTCTACGTATGGCATTAAGCCTCCTTATCATATCCTAATGTAGCAACAAGTGTTTCAAGATCTTCATGTGCATCTGCAACATTGTGCCAATCTCTATTCTTTGCAATCTTGATTGCTTTATTAATTAGCGATGATTTAACATTAAGCTCTTCAGATACGGCTTTTATTGTTTCTTTTAATCCACCTTGTAGATCTTCAATTTCTTGTAATACAGTAACACCTTCTTTCACTAGGCGTTCTAGTTTGGCCTTTTCTTCTTGGCCATATACACGGTCGCTCATACATTACTCCTTGATTATTTTATTTAATATACTATGTTTCTGACGATTCGTCAAGTGTTTTATATTGCCATTCTTCGGTATGTCCTACACTCCACTTGGGCTCTGTTTCTACTTTGTAGTTTTGTGTGCATACTTTGAAATCTGGTGTCAGCAAATTTTCTGGTGTTAAGGAGCTATCACGCCAGATAACCCTATTGTTAGGCTGAGCAGCGAATTGACCGTTGTCAAGTCGTATAACATTGAAAGACTTGTGTTCGGGGTCGTGTTCACTGAAATTTGTGTTGAGGAAGGAAGTATCGCGGTGACAATTATCGATTGTGAAGCAATACTCACCGGGATGCATACGTTTGTCTTTACCAAAAAATTCGCATCGTGACAATAATGGTTTTTGGATAACGGTGATGTCGTAATCAAAACAATCCCAAAGCTGTAGCACATCAAGCGGAAGTAGTTCGTCGTGATCAGTTTTCCATACAAACGCTGAGATAGGTAGTTTATCATACAATGCTCCATAGTCTGTTAACAGTGTTTCAAAATACAATGCTTTTGCTTCTATACTTTTTACACTTACCCAAATACCTGGCGTAAACTCTCCATGTCCACGCTCGTGATCATATAAAAATTCTTTACGCACATATACCTGTTGCAACGGTAAATTATGAACTAAAAATGCCATCCATACCTCTTTCTATAATTTCATATCCTTTGAGTTCTTGCTTATACTTATCTGGTTCGCCGAGGATGAAATAATTAAATCCTTGCGATTTATAGTATGCACATTCGCTCCTAATGCTACGATATCCAAGTTTCAATTTAGGATTGCCATAATCCCATGCAAATTGGTCAGCAAGCACTGTTTTTTTACTTGGAAATTTATATGTTAAACTCCATGCTACTAATGTATCTGCATCATAATAGCCAAATACATCAGCATTATACTTTGCTTCTCTATCCCATTCTTCTTCAAACACAGGATGTGGATTTTCTATTTCATTGTATTCTATATATTTTTTATAAATTTGTTCACAAGCATGAAAATCTTGTGAAACAAGTAGTTTGAACTTTATTTGTTTATAGTTTGTTTTATGTAAATTTATTCTACAAATCATCTACTACATCTTCATAATAATCCTGCGTCCAGTTTTTGTAATAATCTTGTTTATGCAGTGCCTTGCGAGCAGTATTTAATTTCTCTCTGTTTTGCAAAAATACTACTGCATAATTTTTGTTATTTAATATAACATCTTTTACTTTTTCTTCTTCATCTGGATGGTCTTCTAATGCTATATATCCTCTTTGACTCAAAAATCTTGTTGTAGAAGTTTCAACAGCCAATGTTAATTCTTCTGAACTTATATATCCGGGATTGCATCCTATAATTACAACTTCTTTACCTTTTGGCCAATGATATGAAAAATTTTCAAGTTCTGCAATAAAGTAATCATGCATACTAATATGCTCCATAGGTTTGATTTCTACACATTGTATTTTATTTTCTATCATTGCTTGTTTTGCAAAAGGGCAAGGCGGCAAGTTATTAAATGTTTCAGACGGCACACTCAAAAATGTTTCTATCCAATTATGTATATGCTGCTGGAACAAAACTCTTTTCCTTTTTTGCAATAGAATCTAATCTATTTCTTGTTTTTAACACATTATTACATAATCCACATTGTGGTATCATCTTTGTTAAGTTTTCTATATCTTGTTCTAAGTTGTCACTTATAGTAACAGGTGTGTATTCTAAAATTTTATTTTTGTGATCTTGTTTTACAGGATATTTATTTACAAACTCCTGTGCGCCAACTATGGTTCCACATTTGTATAATCCACCGCGGAAAAAATAATGACAATTATTCCATTGACACAGCGCATGTGTATGTTTTGGATTGGTCTCAAATAGTTCGTATTCGCCTTGCTCGTTACGCCCTTTTGTTCCCCATGTTAGAAAACTGCTGTCCATGCTTTGATAGCAAACAGGTTTGTCATTGTATGTGCATATCCAATCATGTTCTGTGCCTTTATGCCATTGTATATCTTTTGTAAAGGCACTATTAAGAAATTTCCATGTGTCTGACAAATGACTTTTGTCTTTGGTGTGTATTTCTAATATTACACCCATTCCTGTCCAGTTAGCAATATAATCAACCCAACGATCTAACTGCACACCGTTTGTGCAAATTTTGAATTCTTTAGTGTCAAAATGTTTGTGTAAACCTTTTACCCATAAATCTAAGTCAGGATTACCAAGTGGCTCTCCACCTATTATACTGAAATCGTTTACAGTTACAAGTTCTCCCCAACGTGCAACATCGTCTGCATTGTCTGCCCAACGCTCGTGTCCACTTATGTTGAAGTTATTGTAACTCAAACAGTTTTTACAGGATAGGTTACATGTATGGCTAATATACCATTGTGCAACAGGAATGTTTATTTTGGTCATTATAGCTTATCTAAATCCGCGTATAAATCTCTTATTAATTGCCCTAAAATAACAGCTTCTGGCGAAGATTGATCTTGAATGTTATCTAATGTTTCTGTTAACCTATCAATAATCATTTCAAGTTGATCTTCGTTTGATTTTATATCACTACCTATTTTTTGTTTAAGTTTTTTGACTGTTTCTTCACTTGGTGATGCTTGTACGTCTTCTAGTCTGTCGATTACATCAGTAGGAAGTTCTACACGTATCAAATCAAGTCTTGATGAATCGCCTATTTTATCAGCGAGTTGTTTGTAATAACCATAACCAAATAAACCAATAAATTGTTCACCTGCTAAATCATCAATCAAACTATCATCTACACCAGGTAAATCTCTATATCTTTC